TGTGCATTTCGGCTGCCGGGTTGGCCATGGCGGCCATGTTGTAGATGGAGCCTGTGTCTCCTGCCGGGGTTAGGTATTTGGGGTGGTTGTGGGTTTTGCAGTCGTGCGGGAGTGAGCAGCGGAAACGCATTTTTCGTATTTCGGCTGGCCGCCCCCATACGGGGTACATGTATGGGATGGTGATGCACTGATTGTAGTTTTCATGGCCTGGTATGGGGTCATTGTCGATGTATCCAAGGTGGTGGTAGCGGGCTGTTTCTTCGCTGATGCCTCTTGCTGAGAGCAGGTCGAGTATGTTTTCGAGGTGGGTTTCGTAGAGGGCCGAGGCTTTCTGGATTCGGCGGCGTTCCGCAATGTTGTATGGGCGTATGCTGTCGTACATTCGGGTTTTCTTCTTCTAATCGTTGTTGTAGTTTGGCGAGGCCTCCTCCGACACCGCATGTGTGGCAGTACCAGACTCCTTTTGTGAGGTTGATGCTCATGGAGGGCTGGTGGTCGTCGTGGAACGGACAGAGGATGTGTTGCTCGTTCCTGGACGGATTGTACCGTATCCGGTAGGTGTCGAGGAGGCGGCAGGTGTCAGAGGTGTGGGAGGAGCTCGTTGAGGGTTGATACCACATAGGCTTCGCTCCATGGCTTGTTGCGCTGTTTCATCACTACGAGTCCGATGGCGGACTGGTTTTCGCGGTTTCGGTGGGTTTCGTAGTTGCGTGCCTCCAGGCTGGCTTGTTTCACGAATTCGGCGAGGTGGGGTTGGCCCGCCTTGGCTTCGATCACGTATGTGTGGTTTTTGGTTTTGAGGATGAGGTCGCCTTCGTCTTCGCGGCCGTTGAGGTGGAGTCGTTCTATGTCGTGTCCGGTGTCGCGTAGCTGGTGGAGTAGGCGTGTTTCCCATTCTGCGCCGGCCCGACGGTTGCGTGCCTGTTGTGTCGCCATCATAGTCCTTTGTGTGTTGTGGTCATGTTCCAGGGCTGTTTTTCTACCAGGGGGCCGAAGAATGTGTATTCGGGGTAGGCTCTGAGCCGCTCATATTTTGTTCCGTCAGGACTGGATTTGCCGGTGCGCTGTTTGAGTACGGCGATGCGCGCTTCTGCCGGTATCGTGAGGCCGTTGCCGTTATCCTCGCCACCATACAGTGAGACCCCGAGGATGAGTTGTGGTTTTTCGGAGAGGCCGTTTTTGATTTCTCGCCGTGCTGGCGGGTGTTCGATGTCGGAGCCGGTTTTGTCGGTTGCGTGGTGGGTGACGATGATGGTGGAGCCAGTATCCCTACCTAATGCTGTGATCCATTGCATGGCTTCTTGCTGTGCCTGATAGTCACTCTCGCAGTCTTGGATGTCCATCAGGTTGTCGATAACAATGATGGGTGGGAAGGTGTTCCACATTTCCATGTAGGCTTGCAGCTCCATGGTGATGTCGGTCCAGGTGATGGGTGACTGGAACGAGAATGTGATGTGTTGGCCGTGGTGGATGCTGTCTCGATAGTATTCTGGCCCGTAGTCGTCGATGTTTTGTTGTATCTGTGTGGTGGTGTGTTGGGTGTTGAGTGAGATGATTCGTGTGGAGGCCTCCCAGGGTGTCATGTCCCCTGATATGTAGAGGGCGGGCTGGTTGAGCATGGCGGTGATGAACATGGCTAGCCCGGATTTTTGGCTGCCGGAGCGCCCCGCAATCATGACGAGATCCCCTTTGTGGATGTGCATATCCAGGTTGCGGTAGAGGGGTTCTAGTTGTGGTATGCGGGGCAGCTCGGCTGCGGTTTGGGAGGCTCTCTCGAAGGATCTTTGGAGAGAGAGCATCGGGACCTTATCTATCTATCGGTTGGATGTGTATTGGTGGTCAGATGGAGTCGATATCCACGTCTTCACCAGTGTCGGGTGTGGGCTGGCTGTCTCGCTGGTCGACGTAGGCTGCTACGAGGTCGTAGATGGCGTCGTCGAGGGGTTTGAGGATGACGGCGTTGAACCCGTTTTTGGTGCGTACGGTGTCGAGTTTGAAGGCTTGTTCTTCGCCAAGGTATGCCTCTAGTTCGCGGATCATGGAGTGTGGGCGGTCGTTGTTGCCGCGGGCTTTTTCGATGATGGCGTTGGGGATGGTTTCTGGGGTGCCGTTGTTGAGATCGTCTAGGGTGTGGAAGATTGTGACATCAGCGTAGATGCGGTCTGCGACCTGTCCGCCGTAGCCTTCGGTGTTGTGTTCTACGTCGTGTACTTTGAAGGCGATGGCGGTGGCGTCCTGGTTTCGGGAGGGGTTGAAGAAGGTGCTGTTGCTGTTGTTTCGGTAGTTGGCGAGTCCCATGATTGTTGTTTCCTTTTACTGTTGTGTCTGTTTTTGTTGTTTTGTGTCGGTTTTATCGGGTGAGGCTGTTTCGTTTGTTGCGGAACGCCTCGGATACGTCACTGTTGCTGGTGATGGTCTTTTTGTACTGTTTGAGAAGGTCGGCTAGCTGTGCTTTGCTTGTTGCATTGTTGATTTTGTCGATGATGGTGTTGTTTCCTTCTGATGCGATGTTGTCTACGTAGTCTTTGGCGGCCTGGTTGTATCGGTCTTGGAGGATGATGGATGCGGAAGCTGTGAGTGTTGCCAGGTCCCAGTTACTCGCCGCCGAGCTGTTTTTGAGTCCGCCGAGGAGGTCGATGATAGTCTTCTTTACCTGGTCGGCGGTGTCTCCGCGGATGACCGCCCATGGGGCGGCGTAGTCGCCGCCGTATTTGAGGGTGACGGTGAATCGGTCGTCGTCTGTGTTGTCGGTCACTGGTGCTCCTTGCCTTCTTCTGTTGAGGTTGTGATGGTGGTTTCTATAGGGTACCTGTAGGCGTCTTTCCCGTTGACAGCCCAGCAGGCGTCTTTGACGGGGCATCCTTTACAGAGTGCTGTGACGTGTGGGACGAAGATGCCTTCGCTGATTCCTTTCATTGCTTGACTGTACATGGATGATACATGCCGGTAGGTGTTGTTGTCAAGATCGTAGAGTTCGGTTGCTGTGCCCTGGGTTTGCGACGTGTTGTCGTTACGGCTGCTGGCGGGTGTCCAAAACATGCCTTTCGTCACATCGTTGCCGTGTTGGTTGAGCATGTACCGGTAGGTGTGCAGCTGCATACTGTCGGCGGGCAGGCGTCCGGTTTTGAGGTCGAGGATAAACGTTTCGCCGGTGTCGGTGTCGGTGAAGACACGGTCGATGTAGCCAACAATCTTGGTGCCATCCTGGAGTGTGGTTTCTACTGGGTATTCGATGCCTGGTTTACCGTCTAGGACTGCGGTGTGGTATTGTGGATGGTTTGTGCGCCACTGTTTCCACCTGTCAACGAAGATGGGTCCGTAGATCATCCACCAGTCGTAGTCTTTTTTGTTGGGGCCTCCTGTTTCGCACATGTTTTTGCACACCCTGCCGGAGGGTTTAATTTCCGTACCCTCGGATTGGACAAGGGCGACTTGGGTGTCGAAAACATTGTTGAAGGATAAGAGGTTGTCGGGTATTTCGGGGTATTCGGCGGGATTATGCAGGTGTAGGTCATACTGTTCGGTGATGTGGTGTATAGCACTGCCGGCGATGGTGGCATACCATGTGTGATAGGTGGCTTTGTAGCCGTGTTGGAGGCGCCATTTTTCTCCGCATTCAGCCCACTGCGATAGTGAACTGTAGGAGATGTGACCTGGATGGCTGATGGTTTTAGGATATTGTGCTAGAGGCATTACTTGTCGCTTTTGTTCCATGGGTTGCGGGTGTCTTGGCCGGCGTGGTGTTGCTGGTAGGCGAGGAGTGCTAGGCAGTGCCAGGCAGCATGGGCTAGATGCGGTAGCCCGGATTCGTGGTCGAGGTTGTTGCCTTGCTGCCATGATAGTAGGTGCCGGTAGAGGGCGTCGACACTGTGGCTCCACGGGTATCCTCCGGTCCAGTTGTTGTCGCCGTATTTGGTGGCACCGTATCCGGCTACTTCGCCTAGGGCGTGAAGGGATGCGGGGTCGATGAGGGAGAGCCTGCAGAGTTTCAATTCTTTTCGGGCACCAGTATCAGGGTCGGTGTACATGCGGGTGGGCTCATCCATGGGGTGTGTGCTCCTTAAGCGTGGGTTACTGGTTGTTGTCGTGGGCGAGTGCTACTGCGAGAATAATGATGGCGAGGGTTTCAGCGATAAGGATGGGTGTTGTGATCATTTAGTGTCTCGGGGATTGTTGGTGAGGGTTGAGGCACCCAGGAGGGTGGCGAGGGCGCATGCGGCAATAATGGCGAGGGCTGCCTTGTGGCTGGTGCCGGTTGCGTACATCCATGTGATGATGCCGCCTTGGATCCAGGCTAGGCTGGTGAAGAACGTTTCGTAGCTGTGTAGCTCAATGTTGTTGGGTGTGTTCATTGGTTTTTCTCGATTTCTTTTTGAATGTTTTTGCGAATGGTGTCGATGCGATTTTCGATGTCGATGAGCTGGTTGGTGGTGGCTTCTAGATTGTATTCTGGGTGGAGTGTGTTGATTCGTGCGGCGATGTCGGTGCCTGTCCGGCAGGCTCCCCCGGCGGCGTGGAGGATGTGCATGATGTCGGATAGGCCCGCATCAGCCATGTAGGTGGACATGAGAGTCATGGTAGGTGTGCTTTCTTTCTGGTCAGCGTGAAGGGTTGATTGACATGTCGTCGACCTGCGGCTTGTCTTCGGTACCCGAGACTTGGCAGAAGACTTTCACGTGTGCCTTGGATGCTCCGGGTTGCTTGGCGGTGGCACCGTAGGCGATAGAGAAGGTGTCTTTGTGGGCGCCGATGACTTTGTGTAGGAAGAGGTCGATGTCGGGGTTGCCGTTCCAGTTGACACCCTGCGCGGCAGCCATCTGCTCAGCCTTGTCATTGCAGGCGTGGGCTGCCGTAATCATGGTGAGCCCTTGTGATGTTTCTTCTCCGCGCTGCCTGGCTTGCTGGTGGGCTTTGGCTTGCTCGGCGTGTAGAGAGCGGACTGCTTCGGCCTGCTTGGCGGCTTTCTCGGCTTTGCGCTGCTGTGCGGTTTCGGGTGTCCACGCGGTGTTGGCTGTGGTGACCTGTGGGGCGGGCTGTGATGCGAGTGGCGGGTTGTCGTCGGGGGCTGGCAGGAATGAGCATGCGGCGATGATGGCGAGGGTGGCGCCGGCTATGGTGTAGCCTTTTTTCTTGTTCATGTTTTGTGTCCCCTTTCCGGGGTGTTGTTCGTTGCTGACATGATTAATCATGGTGTGGGTGGTGGCCCATGTCAAGGCTGCGCTCAACGATTGTGAGCGATACTTGTGTGGCTAGTCGTTTTATCGGGCGAATAGGGTGAGCAGGCTTCCGATGTTGATGCGGGTCACGTTCCAGTAGAGTTGTGTCGCCTCTGTCTGTGTGAGTGGCTTCCATGCGTCATAGCTGAACACGGTGCCGTCAGTTGCGATGAATGTGTTGGGGCGTAGCTTGTGGAGTTCAGTCTCTATGCGCTGCCGGTAGGCTTCGGCGAGGCCCTCAAAATCCATGTGGTCGCAAGAGAGGTTTTCAAGGCGTGTCAGGTCGAAGGGTGTGGGGCAGTCGTAGCTGGCGGGGGTGTAGAGCTGGGTGAAGTGGTCGGCGATCTTCTGCATTACAGGTTCCTTTCTGGTGTGTGGATGGTTTTATCGGGTGGCTGCTGTGATGATGGCGTCGAGGTCTATGAGGTCGATCATGTCGTGGAGTTCCTCAGCCTCGTTTCCGTTGAATGGCCGCCAATCCGGGGGTCCGTATATGGCACCGTCGAGGGTGACAGTCCACAGGGGCCGGATGAGTCGTATGGCTTCTTGTACTTTAGCGTGGTACATGCGGCGCACCATATCCAGATCGATGTCGTCTGAATGGTTTCCGGTGAGGCTGTGGAGGCTGAGCGGGTCGATTTCTGTCTGCCCGTAGAGGCTGGTGAATGATGGTGTGATGAATGTGCCATCCATGGGTGTGCTCCTTTCGGTGGTATAGGGGTTGTTGTGGTTTCTAGAGTGTGATGGCTGCGACCTCACAGTCAAGGCTGCGCTCAAACCCAGTGAGCGTTTCATGGGGTTTGTCGGGTGTGACAGATGTCACTTTAGCCTTTATGACCTCTCCCAGCGCCTGAAATATGTCCAGTATAGGATTATATAGGGTTGACCCTGCTGATCGATTCTAGGCCCCGCACAGGGCGTCTCGGGGGTATGTCTGGGTGATAGCAGGTGTGGCAGATGATCTAGCGAGTCAAGGTGCCGAGCTGAGACATAAGATCTATCATCTAGGTGTGTGAGATGCATCACATCCACCTGGCCTGATGTGCACCCTCAGAGCCACTCTGCCGATCTGGCGGGGAGCGTGTAGCCCAGAAATGCCATTCAAAGCCTCCACACGGCGCCTAGGAGCGCCTTACAGGGTGGGGGCTAGGTATTTATACCCCCAGCACATTCTGATCGATTCTAGACGCCTCCCACAGCCTGATACACGATCAACCATCTCAGCATAGATCACCAGCCCCCATCCTGCTTAGCTAAGCCTCAACTATGTGGACAGTGTGGGATACTAAGAGGGAAGAAGGACACGGTAAAAGAAAGAGGGGGATCATCAGCCTTCAAGCCTTAAGGTCTTAGCACTGAGTACTTAGCACCGAGCCCCTCAAGGGCTCGGCATCAGCCCGAACAGGCACAGACCTGAAAGGGGTACACGCCATCAGGGAAGTCTTGAGAGTACGAGGAGCCTCAGCGACGAGTACTCGAAAGCCTGAGGGAACACCCATCAGTGCTGATGGGCCTAGTGTGTTCGGAAAGGACACAGGGGGTAAGGTGTGACAGCCTTTCTGACTAGGGGTTTCAGCCTTAACCACCTGTAAAGGTTACAAGACTCTAAGAAAATTTAAGGAAAAGTTTAGGTTTAATTTTTGGACCTTTACCACCAAAAACACCCGTTTACACCCCTCAAACCCGCCTATAGAGCCAAACGCCGGTGTTGAGGGTATCTCTACCTAGTGTGATAGGCTGGACAGGTAGCCAGCTGGACGCAAGGCCGAAATCCGCTGACGCGGCTTTCACCCTTACATCCATCAGTCTACCAAAGACTTAAAAGCTTAACAGCTAAGCGCTAAGCCCTTAAGACCTCAACGCTTAGCACCGAGCCCCTCAAGGGCTCGGCATCAGTCTTAGGTACTTGAAGCCTTACACACTTAAAGTACATATAAAACTTTAAGAGCTTAACATTTAAAGTTATAAATAAACATTAAAGCTTTAAAGTCTTAAAGTAAATATATAACCTTAACAGTTAAACGTTTAAAGCTTTAAACCTTAACACCTAAGTTAAGTATAAAACCTTAAAGGCTAAGCCCTTAAGGATGTAAACTTTACATCAGTGTTTAAGACTTGAAAACTTAAAATAACTATTAAGACTTAAAGACTTATAAGCTTTAATACTTTAAGTAACTATAAAACCTTAAAGATTTAAACACTTAAAGTTAACCATCAGTCTTAAACTTTAATATTATACCTATAAGTCTTAAAGCTTATAGGTATTATAATATAATATAAGTATTAAAGCTTATAAGTTATAAAAGTTTTAGAAGAGCTAAGAGGTTAACTTCTTTACTTCTCTACTCTCTTTGGTTCTTTCTCTCTTCTCTTCTTTTCTTCATCAGGGGAGAAGAGGAACCTTTACCGTCAACGCCGATGGACTTTTCACCGTGTGACTCGTGTACCACCGGTCGCACGCTCCCGGTTGCACACTCACCACACTCTTACACCCGTGTCCCTTTCAGGCTTAGCGTGTTCGGCTGAAGGCGTACGGCGTGTCACGCTCACACCCTTAACACCGGGTGGGACTTAAAGTGTATATTATATGTAGAAGACTTTAAAAACTTTAAGGGTGTACACGTTCTGGCTGTGTCCTACACCGCTAGGTGCTAAGCGCTAAGCCTGGAAGTGCTAACACACACTCACCCCCATTTTTCTTCTGTGTCCTTCTCTTTTGACACAGCTGGGGGCGATGTGATCTTTCTCCCACCCGTGGGGGTGGGAGGAGAAAACAACCACCCCGCCACGATCACAACACCCCCTCAAACTAACAAAACAGCCCCCAGAATCGAACAGCAGGGCAATGGCAAGGTATTCATACCCCCAACGGTTTCCAGGCCGTTACGGAGGCAAACAAGACCCGTACAGGGCTAGGCGAGGAACAGGCACATCATGGCACGCACCAACCGCACCGCATCCTCCGCCCACCGACGCTGGCGGCAACGACTCATCACCCAAGCCCAACAGCAAGGCCAAACCGAATGCCCCCTGTGTGGAGTCACCATCACCTGGGACACCTACCAGCTGCCAACCAGCCCCGAAGCCGACCACATCACACCCGTCAGCAGGGGAGGACTCAACACCCTCGACAACGGGCAAATCATCTGCAGAACATGCAACAGAAGCAAAGGCAACAGAACACAACCAAACATCAAATTCCAACAACAAACCACAAAAACATTGATCCCATGGTGAAAAACCCGAAACCACCCACCGGGGACACCCCCTGCACAGGCGTGCAAAAGCCGTACGAGGTCTTGCACGCCTGTGCAGGGG